TTTGTGTTCTGCCATGGCCTTGTCGATGGACTCCGTGAGCTGGGCGAGGCCGCCACTCATGGAGAGCCGAAGACGGGCTTGTTGGTCGGCGCGAAGCCGCTGAGTGGCACTCATCTGCACGCCCTGGAAGCTGACCGTCTGCATGTCAGGCCACCAGTCGGAGCTGAGTGCGCGGGGCCTGCGCATGGCGGTAGAAGCCCGGCAAAACAAGGAAGTCGTTAGTGACGATTTCCGTAGCGCGGCGAACCAGGACGGCGGTATGACGAGTTACGTCGTAGGGCATGCGGATGTTGAGGCCGATCTTGTTCAGCCGGGCCGCGTAGGTCTCCATCTGGCGCTTCTTGAAGTCGAACTGAATGCCAGGGCAGTGCATCCACTGCATGGCAATGTTCGCGGTCGCATTGGCGGCCTGGGTGGAGGTAACGATGCCCTTCTCTCTGAGCGTCTGCGCAATCGTGCTGTAGTCCATTCCCATCACCTCAAGCTTCTGATCTATCGCCAAAAATTCCGCGTGGATTTCGCGGAAGCGGGACTCATCGAAAAGCCCCCACCACTCCAGCCGCTCGCGCTGGAGGAACTCTGCTTTCAGCTCCTGCTCCATGCGAACGACGCCATGCTCATCGCAGTAATTCGCCAGGGACTGGAGGTATCGAAATTCGGCTGAGTCCTCGCCAAAATTCCGCTTGCACTTAGGAAACAAGAACTTACGAATGGCGTGTGCCTTCTGGTACGCCTTTTCGTAGTGATCGCGAGCCTTCCAATCGACAGTCCGGCCGTCCTCGTAGAGGTGGCCCACCTTGCGCTTCCAGACCTGAGTTGACAGGGCGCGGAGATAGGCCATGTCATTCCCCTTCCCCACCGTCCGATTGGTGGTCAGATCGACGCGACGGATACGAGCGCCATTACCCACCATGCCCGACTTAGAGCCGTCAGCGCCCTGGCGAAGACCCCACTCGGTCGACTTGGTAAAGCGAGGAAGGCGGCGGAAGCCATACTCATCGCTGTAGCCGGTCAGGATGTCGTTAAACACCGCCATGCACTCATCTAGGGTGCGGTACCCGTCGAGGTTATCCAGGCGGTTTACCGCGCTAGGATTGCCCTTCACGATGAGCTTGTTGCCATCAGCCCGGATGGAAACCATGGTCGAGTAGCTACCCTCGTGCTTCCAGCCAGGCTCAGTGATCTTGAGCGTTTCACCGGTGCGCTTGTCGTAGTAGCAAATGCGGGTATCGGAGACTTGCGGCAGCTCAAACGGGAAGACCTGCTCAACCGTGAGGTAGTCGTAGAACATGCTGTTCTGCTGGTCATCCATGGAGGGGGTCCGAAATCTGTCAATACCCGAATATGGACCGAGACGTTACTATTTTCGGCCCCTAGCGGTCAATCCGTTTTCGGAATTAAAAGTATCGGAATTCGGTTACTGTACAAACAAACAGGAAATAGGCTCAGTGCACGACCCAAACCCAAGAGGCGAAGCCATGACCATTGGCGAGAACCTGAAGAAGGCCCGCACGGCCAAAAAGCTGTCGCAGGGAGCGCTGGCCGAGAAAGTAGGCGCAGGGAAGACGACGTACATCAGCTGGGAGCACGACGCGAACCCACCGCCAGCCGACAAGCTGGTGATGCTGGCAAAGGAGCTAGACCTATCTGTAGACGCCCTGCTGTTCGGCGAAGAATCAGGCGTCAGTGCAGACCTGCGAGACATTTTTCGCCGCTTTGACGCACTGCCAGGACCAGCAAAAGCCCAGGCAAAGCTGCTGCTGAGAGCCTTGCTGTTCAGCATGGAAAGCGGCCTACAGGCCGTAGAAGAGAATGCGGCGTAGCGGTGCCGGAAACCGCAGAAGTCTGCGGTGAATTGGGGGTGTTACAGCACCCCCACCCCTCCTGCGCGTTTTCCGTAACGCGTTACGCAAATCAGAATCCGCAAGATCGTAGGGCGCTGCCCTACAACCCGCTCTTGCCGCCGAGGGCTCGGGAGCGCGGGACGGAGAAGCTGTCCCACACTCACGAGCAGAGGCTGTTTTGAGGGGTGCAACGTCAAGTGTTCGCTTCGCCCGGGTCTCCGTTCGCCGCGACAATGAAGCTGTCACGACGAGCCGGGGACGCGGCACCTGACGAGGCAAGAATGGCGCAGAAAAGGTACTAAAAGCAGTTCCAGGATCGCGGCGCCGGCGGGAAATTTGGTACCTGGCTCAATCACGAACGCGCAATCCATTCTCACGACGAAGCTCATTGAGCAGATCGGCACCGGACAGCGGGCGCTTCTGCGGCTCCAGCAGGTCGCCCTGGCTCGTCTTCTCCAGCAGCAAGGCGGCAGCGGAGCGAGCGCCCTCAATGGTCTGGTCGCGACGACGAATCATGTCTTCCAGGCGAGCGATCTCGCCCTTCTGCCAGGCAACAGTCTTCACCAGGTAGTCATAGTCAGCCGCCGCCTTGACGTAGGCCTTGGAGCCCGTGGCGGTACCGGTCGCGGTCTTCAGCTTCTCAACGAAGCGTTCGTCGGCATCAGTGATCTTGATCAGCATGGCATCTCTCCGTAGTACCAAAATTGGTCGCTCGAGCACGACCAGGTCGACGAAAAAAGGTACCATAACTCCGAGGGCACGCAAGCGATTTCGGTACCGAATGTCTCGTCCTGGATCTCCGCCGGCGAAAGATTTTGGTACCAGCCTAAAAGAGCCAGGCAAGTAATCAGGTACTGAAAAATCCTGCAGGACGAGATCCAGGACGACTAAATAGGTACCATTTTTCCATCGAAGCTGAGCCAGGCCGACGCCGATCTGCCTGAAGATCGGTACCAATCACAAGTCGAGTATCTGCTGACAGAGCACCTGGAGCGCCGCAAGCTTCTCATCCAGGAGCGCGCCCTCCTCGTGAAAGTCATCGAGCCGAGTTCGCATTTTGCGAATGTCGGCGACGAGGTTCGGGTAGTCCTGGAGCACGTGAGAAACCGCCTGAAGCGGATCGCGCGACGGCGCGTAGAGAATGGCCAGTTCGACCAGGTGAGGCGGGATTTGGGACATTTCTAATTGGCTGGGTATTCGCATAATGGCCATTACGTTACGCGAGCCACGGAGGCGTTGCCATGTTCCGTAGCCCGCTCAACGTAACGCCTGAATTATGCGAAGCCTTGGATCAGTACGGCAGCGCGATGATGCCCAGTTTGAAGCACCAAGCGATCAGCGTTATCAGCATGAACGGCCCGCCAACGCAGATCATTCCCGCCATCGCCATTCGCATGCCTTGCCGTTGCAGGTCATCGTGCTCAGTCATCACTTGCTCCAAGGTTTCTCGCTGCGCGAGGTATCAGGGACGATCGTAACCCGAGTACCGCCAGGGATGCCGTCTGAAGAAGCCATCATCTGTTGAGGCTGGCCGTCCAAGGCGCGCAGCGCTCCTTCGTCGCGCACGCCTGCGCCTATTTGGACGGCCTGTTGACCAGGCGCAGCCATTGCCACGTTACGGCTTCCACGGTCCGGAATGGTCGGGTCAAAGATGCCGTTGGTAACCGCGTTCATGCAGTACTCAAACGTAGTCGTGACCAGCGTGCCTTGCTGCGTATAGCAGCCGCAGCCGGTCTTCTTGCCGTCGACCAAGCCGACTTTCATGCGCTTACGGACACCCTGACGCTCAAGAAAGCCCTCATCACGACTGGACATGCAGTACGTGCGAGGGAAGCTAACGGGCTTCGTCAGGTCGTCATAGACAGGCGCCGAGGACGGCACGGATGCAACCCTGGGCGTGCGGTCCTGAAGATACTGTTCGGTAGTCACCCTGCCCTTGCCCTGCCCCGCGGGATTCACGACCTCAGCCGCCTGCTGCAGGACAGACTTGGTAGGCGGCTGGCCACTACCGGAAGTGGCCGCAGGAGCCGCTACAGGCTCGACTGCGCGGGTGTACATGCCGTAGACCTCCCAGCCGTAGTAAGCCATGACGCAAAGCACCACAACGAGCACGTAGGCCGCCAGTGGAGGCTTGAATTTCAGGTAATGCTTGGCGCCCTGGGCGGTGGATTCGTAAGCCCCGAAGAACTTCCTATCCAGCTTGATGGGCGTGGTCATAGCGGCCTTGTAGCTAGCCGCCTTGCTGATATCGGTGACCTGCTCCCATTCGTGGCGCAGCACGCGGGATGACTTGAATACGCGCTTGAAGTGGATGTGTCGGTTGCACAGTCGGCGGACGTGAACATCAAGAAAATTGGCGTCCTGGGTGACGAGCCACAGCTCGCGACCGCCATGGCGAATGGTCTCAATCTGCGAACAGTGCTCGGGGACTTCCTTGCGCGGATCGCGGACCGGAAAGAAGCCCTGCGCCTCATCGATCAGGATCAGGCTATTTTCCGGCAGCTTGTGCCACTCCAGCGGGTTATCGAACTCGTACCACTCGGCCTTGAGGGTGTCGCCCTTGAGGCCGCGCACGTTGTGGTAATAGACGATTCGGCCTTCCTTGACGGCCTGGGCGTCGAGTTCCTTGATGCTGTTGAGGGTCTTACCGTTGCCCGGCAGGCCAGTAATTAGCGTAAGCGGTGCGCCCATGATTAAGCCTCCAAAACGCCGTATTTCTTCTTGCGGCCCTGGAGCTTGCTAACGCCAGAGATAATCAAGCGGGTCGCAACTGCCGAAAGAAGAATATTCACCATGACGTCAGCCTGCATAACACCAAGAATTTGCTGTATCTGAACCGGAAGCGCGGAGAAATTATTAAGCAGGTGCTCCTTGGCTGTATTGATGACGAAGTTAATCCCAATGTAGGTCGTTGCGCCGATACCGAATGCACGCAGCGCCATATTGATAAGCGGGATCAGCACGAATCCAAGAAACTGGAATACATAATAGAACCACATAATCATTCACCTCCGAATGCACGACCAACATATAGCGCGAAGAACAGCGAGCACATGGCTATGCCGAACTTGCCCATAATGTCCGCGTAGTAGCAGATGTAATCCCACTCAATAACTATCTGACCGAAGAGTGCTGAATTCATTGATTGAGCGGTTGGACATGAAGAAGGCAAGAAGCGAGTCCCCTGGCCGAAGAGTTCACTTACATCTATATCGTCGCCTTCCTTAAGCTGGTATTTCTCGGCGGCCAATTCGCCCTGTATCTTTCCGAAACCCTTCTCTGTATTCGCAAGTTCGTGCGCTTCACAATAAGAGGCGCGCTGCTTTTCGGCGATTGCGCAGGCGATAGCATCGCCATTGCACTTAAATACTTGATCGCAGGCGGTGCCAGAAACCTCATTATCACCATCGCCATCATCGCCGCCGCCGCCATTGTTGCCGCCGTCGCCACCTCCATCATCGCCACCATTGCCGCCACCGTTATTGCCGCCGTTATCGCCGCCACTGCTCCCGCCACCGTTATTGCCGCCGTTATTACCACCGCCACCGCTGCCGCTGTTGTTGTTCTCGGCTGGGCCGCCAGGCGTAGCGATGCAGGTTGTTCCGGACCACGAATACCCCTTCGGGCACTTATCGTCAGGATCAATATCCGGAGGGGTTTGTTGCGCATTGGTGCAGCCAACATTTCCATTGGCTGTCTTGACGCAATCAAACTTCTTAGCCAGCTCGTCAAGGTACTTTTGAAGGTCATCCGTAGGGTTTTCGGTATTGTCGGTAGGGTCATCATTGCCGACAGGAGTCATCGGAATATCACACTTCGCATCAGTGCAGTTTTCAGGCATTCCGGGCTCATAAATGCAGCCGTTCTTTATCTCTGAGTCAATATCAAGAACAACCGATCCATCCGCAGCAAAGGCAAACTGAACCACTTTTACATAAGGATTCTCAAGGCGACACTGCGCATCAGGGGGTGGCAAGCACTGACTCTTGCCGTTAGTGATCGAAGCATCATAGGAATAGCCGCCAGGACATGCGTCGCCAGCGCGAGCAACGTTGGCGAAAGTGACGTAATCGCGGATAGATGGGTGAAAACCGACGCAGTTCGCAGTTGATTCAGAGGTCAACTCGGCGCGAACATCCGTGTGAATGCCTTTATTCGCCAGGCAATAGGCGGTGGCGGATTTATACAAGCCAGCAGGCTCGCCCCAATAGTAATCGACCGCATGCGCCGAGATCGAAGTAACAATAAGGACAATTACAGTAATCGCCCTGTGAATAAGCAACATATAAACTCCGGGCAATAAAAAAGCCCCGTCAGGGGCTTTATGGACCTGACGCTTATATGCGACCGAAGAACACGGCCCAGAAAGCGACGAGCTTGATGATGAGGATAATTTCCTGTTCGCCCATGGTGGTGGATGGAGGGGCGCGAGGCCCCTCCTCTCCGTCAGCGCGCGGCGCGCTTCATCCAGCCCAGAACGGACAGGGCGACCACAGCAGTCAGCACCAGAGCGCCCAGGGCCTTCAGGTCGGACTTGCCCGAGGTGATCTCGCCGGAGACGGCGGTGTCGACCTCGGCATAAGCCTGGAGCATGGTGCCGCCCAGGATCACGCCAGTGGCAGTGGCGTAGCCAGCGACCTTGCGGCCGTATTTCTTTGCAGTGTTCATGTATTTCATGGGTCAGTTCCCTGTGATGGCTTTCTTCATGCAGAGCACCACGAACGCGACGGCGAACATCATGATTCCGAAGTTCTCCAGCTCGTTGCGTTGCTCAACGGATAGCCCGGTGGACTGGGCTAATTCGGCGGTCGTGGAGGCGGTCAGCGTGCCGGAGCAACGGGAGTAACCGTCTTCCGTCAGCAGCCAATCGCCCTCGCAGACCAGAACCTTTTTCATGCAGCGGCACCGGGGTAATTGGTACCGTTCGTGTCGCCCTGGGCGAGCACCTGGTTAAAAATCTGGTACCGAACCGGGGTGGGTTCGGACGCCGGAAAACAGTCCTCGCAGACGCGGAAATCAGGGGGCGGCAGCAGATCGCGCGCAATCGCCGGCTGATTCCACAGCTGGCCCATGTGCTGGCCGCAGAGGTCGCAGAAGCAATGCCCGTGGTCGATCATGGCCACCCTCCCCTTAGCTCGCTTGACGCAGCGGCTTTTGCATCGGGACCAGTCGCAGGCGCATCTGGAGGTCTTCGAAGCGGCCGACGTAGAAGCTGTCCGGGCCAACCGTATAGAGGCCGGGGGCGTACGGAGCTGCGTTGTCGTCCAGGGTGACTTTGATGTTCTGCGGGTACTTCTGGCCCGGCAGGGTCACGTAGGCCTTCTGCTCGCGAATCTGGTAGGGCTTACCGGTACGTGCGGAGTTGCCCGACTTGATGCTGACTTCACTGCTTTCGATCTCAACTTGAATATCCATCTCTCTTCCTCACTGATTGCCCGGCTGGGCGTTAGAAACCGAACACGTCGCCCAGCCAGGGGGTGCCGTGCTCGTTCGATTCAAGGAACCACTGCCGCTCGGGCTTGAACGGTTCAGCGGCGGTGCG